GTTGAGAGGACAGGGCACGGCCATTCGGTAATAAGAGTCCTTCTGGAGAAGGAATACCCCAATATTTACTACCACATAGACTATGACGAGATGCAGAAAAGAGTCACAAATGAGCCAGGATGGAAGACTACCGTTAAAACTAAACCTATGATGGTCAGTGATTTGCTGGCAGCGATGAGAGCAAACGATTTGGTGTCCTATTCTGAGAATTTTCTGGAAGAAGCGGCTAATCTGGTGTGGGAAGGGCAGCAAAAGGTAAAACCGATAGCAGGTGGGTTCGATGATGAGTGGGACGCAGTGAGTATAGCAGTGCAGTTGAGGGAGCAGACTCCTATTATAGAGGAAATGAGGGCATCAATACAGTCTTATGCACGAGTTTAAAGGGGGAAATATGCCATACGATGAGCAGTTATCTGAGATAGAAAAGGATGTTACAACTTTAACTGGATACTGGAGGATGAGAGACCTCCAGATAGAGCAGGATAAGAATGTCATTAACCTGTTAAAGCCTACCCCAACCTCTGATGAGATAAAATGGGTCTCAAATGAGCCGAAGGTGTTCTTTGACACGGCAAGGGCTTTAGTATCATCTAATCCGCCGAGATTCAGGTTGCCAATGTCGATAGACTATACTCCAGAAGAAGAGAAGAAGATGAATAAAGCCGAAAGGCTTGCTATTGGCATATTCAGAAGCCTTAACAGAAGGACTGCCGACCAGGGTGGGGTGGACTGGCTGTGGGACTTAGCGTATTGGGTGTTATTGGGTTGGTATGCTGTTTTTAATATTGTAGAGAAGACTGATGATGGTGTGAGGTTTGTTGCTGACTTGTGGGAGCCTACAACTGTATATCCCATGTGGGATAGTAATGGGCTTGCTAAATGTATCAGAGTATATGAGGTTGATAGTATTACTGCTACCGCTATGGCTGAGAGTTTTGAGGCAAAGGGTCTTGAGGTTGAGTTTAGTGAACCATCCAAGGATTCATTAAGCAAGGTTGTGAACTACTGGAAGAGGACTAAGAAGGGGAATAAGAACCTTATAGAGAATGCTGTGGTTATCGCAGGGCAGATAGTCAAACCTCTGACTATGCAGAAGAAACTCAATCGTATACCGATAAGGATAGGCGGAATAGGGTCTCCTGACAGGATTACGGCAGAATGGGAGACAAGAAAGGGTGAAAGCATTATCGCTGCCAACAGGGATATGTACAAGTATAATAATACGATGATGTCCTTAATGGCTACTATTTTAGCGGAAACAGCTTATCCTAATATAATCCGAAAGACCAGGACTGGGAGAAGTGGGCAAAAAACTGAAGACCTCAAGGGGTACGGTTCCTTAATAGATATGAAGCTGGAAGATACCATAGAGTTGCTGAGACATGCTGCTACTCCAGAGGAAGCGAACACGCTACTTACAATGATAGGGCAGCAGGTACAGAAGGGGTCAGTCCCTAGTTCGGTATATGGGTCACTACCGTTTGAGATTTCTGGGTTCGCCCTATCACAGCTTTTGGCGGCTATTAAATACAAGTTGGGGCCGTATCTTAACGGCATGCAGTATATTATATCAGGGATGATGTCTGACTTCCTTTATCAATACAAGATGGGTAAATTTGGAGAGATTACGTTATCCACTGAAAACCCCCATGACATGAGGCAAAGTATGACCTTCATGGAGGAGTTCACTCCAGACGATGTACCTGAGTCATTATACGTCGATGTGACTATCCCAATAAGTTCGCAGTTCGATAAGACGCAAACTATCCTAAATGCCAGGCAGGCGCTGCAACCTCCTCAACTTCTATCAAGGAAGACATTGTGGGAAACAGACATGGAGGTTCAAGACACTGAGCAGGAATTACAGAGGATAAGAGAAGACCAGATAATGGAAGACCCGTTTATCAGGCAGATAGAGATTATAGAGGCTATGTGGAGGAGAGTCGAGACATATCAGGCAAATGGCGATTTGCCCAAAGCAAATGCACTCAAGAGGTATATCATGGGATTGGAAATGCAGTTAGGGATAAGGCAAGGAATACCCAGTACTCCTGGGCAACCTGGGATACCACCCAACCAGATGCCTCCTGAGATGACTACGAGTCCTAACCCTGACGAGTTAAGGTCAATGAGAAATATACCTCCTCCTGGGGTTAATCGCAGGACGCAGACACCGGAGGAGAGAAGGGGGTAAATTATGCCAGATGGGTTAAATGAGACAGAATATTCTTATGTGGATTACCCTGGAACATATATAGCAATTGATGACCGTCCTTTATTTCTTGTAGGTGGCGAACAATATAGATTACTAGTAAGGGTCCCCGACTTTGACTATCTGGATATAGTTAGTCCAAATGACATATATCTTAGTGCTGTATTTGAAAGTTTGATTACTGGTGAACAAATAAGTGCTTTTGGAACCTATCCCGAACAGTTAGCAAAGAATGTTACACCGGACGACCTTTTCCGTTTTGTAGCATATCAAGCTATATCCGGCAGGGCTGTGGAGATGGGTTTGCCGGAGGGGTATTTAAATACCCCAGAGGTAGCGGAGTATATAGGGAGACAGGCAGTTAATTTTACCCGTATTCCTCAAGCGAAAGGGGAAAAGCAGGAAGAAGCATTTATAGATATGGATTCTATAGTAGAAATTTCTCAGAGAATCGTAGATGACCCTGCCTTTAGAACACAAATGAAGGCGGCAGGATTATTTGGCACTCCAACGCAGGCTGATATAACAGCAGCACAGGGTGGGCAGGTTACAGGTGGTGGTGGAGAACCAGGTGCATACGGCACACCTATAAAGTTTGCAGAGGAGTTGGGTGAAGGAATAGTAACTCCTACGAGTGCGACCGTGGTTGCCCAGAGTAGAGAGGAAGCGGAAAAACTCGGAGCAACCTGGTGGGTTCCTGACGCACCAGGGATTAGGGAAATTTATAAAACTAAAAAGGAAGAGTATGAGGGTTTGCTTGCACAGGGATATTCGATGGCACAAACACCTGATGAGATAGCAAGGAGTTTATCAATAGAAGGTGCCAAACCTGTACAGGTAGGCTTAGAACCACCTTCACTTACTCAACAGTTCTCAGTCCCAGTGGTTACACAAAAGAGACAGGAGTGGGAGAGTCTTAAAAAGAAAGCACGTTCAGCACAGATGGCTAGTCGTCCGCAAAGGACAGCGAGGTTATAATGCCAAATGGCGCAGATTCAGCATTAGATATGATATTTAAAGAGTCATCTGAGAATCCACCAGTTCTCAACCCGCAACCTGTTCAAGCGAGTATTCCCAAAAGGTATCCTATGCCACCATCTTTAATGGGGGGATTTGGAGAAACTGAGCAATTAGAACCTACGGGAACCTTACCTTCGGCCAGAATTCCTGAAGAGCAAAAGACGACTCTGGGTGGACAATTCGCACAGGCAGGGAAAAACATATTAGGTGCTATAGGAGACATCTTTCAAAAATTAGATAATCCTACCAGTTTACTTTATGGAGCATTTGAACTTAGCATTAAAAAGATGAGAGGTGAAGAATTCACTCCCAAAGAAGAGAAGTTTATTCAGAAGTATCTCGGAGAAGTTACAGTCCCAATGGCAGAGGCATTTACTAATCCATCAAACTTCTTTCCCAAGTGGGGTGAATCAGCTAAAGGGATCTTTACTCCATCTGAGGAACTGCAACAGTCTTACGAAGAAACCTTTGGTACTAAAAGTAAAATAGCGCACTCTCTTGGGAACCCCCTTTGGTATGCTTTGCCTGGGGCTGCTGGTCTCAAGGCAGGTAGGTTGGCACAAGTCGCCGCCAAAGGTGGAGTTAAAGGAGTATTGGCTAAAACAGGTCAAGTTGCCCTTACCCCTGCTGCTGATATCGAGACAGCACTTGCCAAAGTAGCCACGTTACCATTTAAGGGAACTGCAAGGTTGGTTAATTCTCTACGGAGGCATGGTGATACGGCATTAACTCAACAGGCAGATGATATTCTTCGTAGAGCGCAAGCAGGCGAATCTATTGCGCCAGAAGAGATACAAGTGGTAGTCCAGAAGTCTGGTAAGGTAGGGCAGGACTTAACAGAGGCACTGAGGAATATTAAATTAGAACAGGTCATAGATGACGTGCCAAATTACGCTCAACCATTATGGTCTAAACTCTCTCCTGCTAGAAGAAGGGCGATAGTTAAGGCTGCTGGTTTAGGTGAGGAAATATCCCAGAAGTCTTGGAAGATAATGTCTGATGTTGAGAAGAAGGCTATAAACAGGTTGTACTATAGTCCAGAGACACACCCAACCGTTCAGAAGGTAACACAAATACTCGATGATGCCAAGATTTCACAAGCGGAGCAAAGGTTCCAAAGGGCGGGCGTAAGGGAACAAAGGGGTGCTATTCTCTCAAAGGAGTTAAAAAAGGCCACTACTCCTGAAGAGGTAGCAACTGCCCAAACAAAAGCCCTCACAGGTGAGATGCCTAAAGTTTCTTTAGAGACAAAGGTAACTCCTGAAGATGGGGCAGAGCTATTTAACATAATTCAGAATTCGCCTGCATTACAATATCGACCGTTTGACAAGATGCGGCTTTTAACTGCCCCATCCAAGTCTGCACCTGAAGGTGGCGCTTTATGGAAACTACAGAATGGTATTTTACCGCAGGATAATGAGATTAGATTATTAGAAGAGGTATTCGGAACTAGATTCGCTACCTCTTTGCGAAACATGAAGGGATTGGATAATAAGGTAGTTAGTAATCTCTTAGAACTTACCAATCTACCACGTGCTCTTGTATCATCTGTAGACCTTTCAAATACACTTAGACAATCAGTGATATTAGCTTTTGCGGAACCCGAATTAGCTGCCAAGTCATTTATAGGGCAAGTTAAGTCATTTGGGAGCCAGAAGGCATTTGATGACGTTATTGCTAGGATTAGGGCACATCCGTTGTATGGGAAGGTTAGAGAAAATGGGTTAATAGAAACTCATCTTACTACTGAAGGCCCCAGAGGGTTAAGGGAAGAACCTTTCATGAGTAGATGGGCTAATAAAATCCCACTTATAAAACAAAGTGCCAGAGCGTTTACTGCCATGAGCAATCAAATAAGGTTTGAGGCAGCCTATAAATACATGTCAACTAAACCTCAATTTTGGTCTGATGATGAGACTAGATGGCTGATGCGGTTATTGAATTGGGAGACAGGTCGTGGCCCTGTTCCGCAAAGTTGGCTACCAGCTTTATCATCTATATTCTTTTCCCCTGCTTTACAGACTGCTAGAATTGCTATGCCAGTTACCTTATTCAAAGCATCTCCCGCAGTACGCAGGATGGCATGGAGGCACTTTATTCAATTCACTGGTGCTAACTTGGGAATACTTACTGCCGCTCAGGCTAGTGGTGCGATTGATTTAGAGATGAATCCTACGTCAACAGATTTTGGTAAGATACGGGTTGGGAATACTAGATTAGATACATGGGGTGGATTCCTTCCATATTGGAGATTAATGACTCGTATGCTCACAGGTGAATATAAATCACAGATGGGTGAAATAAGAGAAGTTGATAGAGAAGAGGAGGCAATCAGGGCAGTTTTAATGAAATTCGCTCCATTTCCAGGTTTTATCATGGATATGATTCGTGGCGAGACAATCGTAGGGGATGAATTAACTCTTGCACCAGAGGATGTTAGAGACCAAGTTATACAAAGATTAGCCCCATTTGTAGTTCAGGATATTATGGAAGCAGCGCAGGAAGATGGATGGATGGGTGGTATGACAGCAGCAAGTAGTATTGTCGGTGTGGGAGCAGTATCATACCCATCAAGGACTTTCAGCACGTGGCTAGAGTCTATAGAAAGTTATACAGGAGAAGATTGGGATTTAGAGAGAATTCAGGCTATCCGTCCATTGTATGATGAATCTGAGTCAAAATGGGAAGAGTATTTGAATATTAAGGGAGACAAGGCTAAAAGGTATTATAGGAGAGAGAATCCAGAGATTGATGCCTCTCTATACTTTTGGGGTGAGACATCTAAAATGGAAGCCCAAGATGAAAGTATGCCATTAGTACAGAAGATGTTGGATGATTATGGCCTAACATGGGATGTTCTGCCTATTAGAGTACCCACAGAACCCTTTGAGAGGGATGGGTGGAGTGATGAACAGGTTAAACAACATTTAACAACATTTCTCCCCTCGGATATAGCTAATTACTTTCTTGAAAATGAAGGGGTACTTGACGACCGTGATTTAGATGAATATGTCAATCAGGTACAGCAAGTAAGGGCAGAAGACAAGAGAATGGTAGACCTATATGAACTTTTGACCTATGACCCTGACCCAACAGTAAAACAAAGGAATAGAGACAAATATCTTAGAGAGAACCCTGAAGTCGATGCTGCGAGGGTTTTGTGGAATGGAAGCATTAAAACGCTACATAGTACGGAAGCCCGAAGGATATTATTGGAAAAACTTGATGTATTGGGTATCCCCCCTGAAGCGATTGATCTTTCGTCCGGTGCTGTAAGTATAAGTAAAGGTAAGACTACACCTACTGGCGGAAGTAGCTTAATAGATAGGTTAAAAGGTTATTGAAATAGCGTATGCTATAATTATATAAGGACAACTGAATAAGATTACTAAGGAGGGATTGAATGTCAGACAATGCCGTTAAAACGGTTGCACCCAAAATGGTGCGGGAGGCCGACCTGATTGCCGTGAAAAAGCAGAGGGACGACTTCAAAACAAAACTGGCTAACAAGGATGGGGATATTGCTCAGCTCAAGTCAGAATTAAAAATGGCTAAAGCAAATCTGGATGAGGATGGGGAAGCAGATGTCAGGAAGTATTTAACTGACAG